TTCATTTGGTAAGGAACATGAGTTGATGGCTCAAGTCAAAGAATATGACTTAACCACGCATCGAATGATTTCTCACTACAAGAAATGTACTGGCTTAAAAGAAGAAACGATTCGCAAGTTCTTACTTCCACCGCAAGACATCTGGTTGTCGCCAGAAGAAGCAATGGAGTTGGGGATTTGTGATACAGTCAAAGATCTAAAATAAGGAAAACAAAAATGAATATTGATGTTAAACACTTAGCTATCGTTTGCGGTACTATTGCTTTTACAACTCTAGTTGGTTGTGTTGCTTACTACGAAGTTAAACGTGATGAGCTTATGTCTCGTAACATTGAGTCTGCCATTGTAAAGGGTGTTGACCCGATGGCTGCTCGCTGTTCTTATTCTAAACCTACCGATACGATTTGCGTAGTTTATGCCTCTGGGACTCACCGTCCAGACGCCCCAACCCTGTCTAAAAAGTAAACCTTTAGACTTACACCCCAAAACCCTCTCCAGTAGAGGGTTTTTTGCTTTGGAAAAGCCCCTACAAACCGTAGGGTTATTAAAAATAATGCTTTACAAATAATCAGACTTCCTGTATAATAACTCTAAGTTAGTCGAAAAAGGAGTCTGAAAATGGGTTTTGAAAAAGTGGTTCTGAATGAGGTTGCCAAGGTTCTCAAGTCTGATAGCGCTGCGTCGTTCACTTGCGGTACTTTGTTTGTTGAGTGTTCTGTTGCTGAAGCTGTGAAAATCGAAACTGCCTTGTTGAAGAAATTTCAATGCGGTATCGTTCTTAGCCGCATCGGTGATGAAACTGCTTTTGACTTTGTTTAAGGAAAATATTATGATGAGCTGGGAAGAAATGTCACCTCTTGAGCAAGCCCAATGTATGTATTGGGATATGTACAAGGATGCGTATGGCGTCCGTCCTCGTGGTATCGACACAACCCTTTGGTCTCTTGAAGACTTCGAAGCTGAATTCAAAGATTTGGCTAAGGTGATCGAACGTGAAGAGATCGCACGCAAGGAAGCCGAAGCGCAAGCGATCGTTGCCTTTGAAGATCGGGTTCTCAACCTTATGCATACTGGCACGAATCGTGAACGTGTCATTGCGTGGCTGATGGATGCTGAAGGTGCCAATGGCGACTTCGAGTATTTCTGTTTCACGCAAGGTTTGCCCTACGGTTATTTCAGAAAGGCAGCATGATGGACTTTGCACTCAAAATTATCCCCAGCGTAGGTGAAGCAGGACTGGACACAGAAGCCAGTCCAGGGAACGGTCCTTTCTATGTCCGACTCTACGATGGATCCTACGATGTGTGTGGATTTGACACCATTGAAGAAGCCTATGAAGAACTGTTGGATATTGCAACTGAAAAGGCAGCATAATGGTTGCTAACGTCCACTTCCTCCGTAAGCTGGCATCTGATGAGTTGCGGGATACCATGTTCTTTGCAACTGGTCAGGTTCCTTCCAAAGAACGAGATCCAAAATTTGTGTTGTTGAAGGCAGATTGGATCAACGTAAAAATTATTACAAACCGTAACATCACTGTCAATGGCGACAAGTGCAAGTCTGTTTCTGAAGCAAAGTTTGCTATCCAGCAACTTATTGCTTGACATTTATTCAACTTTAAGGTATAATAACTGTATGGCACTTATACATACTACTCTGCAAAAAAGTAAGAAGCGTAAACCCACTGCTAAACAACGTGAGTTGGATGCAAGCTGGGAAAAGCTACTCACCAAGTATGCACCAACGAAGGCTGTTGTCAGCAAGTCTACAAATCTCAGCGACTCTGGTTACAAGTTAGCCGTTCCTGCTGAGCGTAGCACCCGACAATATCCATCCCGTGACACTGGTACTGGCTCAGCTACAAAGCAAGCACCAAAGGTTTACACTGGTACATCTATGCTAGGTATTGCTACCATGCATAAAAGCAATTCTGTTCCTGTGTTTTCAAGCCAAGAGGCTACCGAAATTTCATCAATGCGTCGTTAAGGAGAAACAAATGTTTAATCGTCACTCAATCGAATCAAAAATGCTTGACCTCACCATTCAACGTGATGTCGCTGGACTAAATAATCTACTTTCTGACTTGCTAAAGCAGCGCAAGAAAATGGACGTATGGTTTGACAAGTACTTGGACGCTGTTGACAAGCAAATGAAATCTTCAGAGCCTGATAGCCCTGTGTGGAAATTGTATAACAGTAAGTTCACTGAGTACGAAGACCTTCAGGCATCTATCAAGAGCGTAAACTACTTCCGTGAGAAATATAATGTCGCAACCACTTCTGTTTAAAGACTCAAACTCTTTTTCTACCTACATCGAAAATGCTGTTAGGCAGAAGAAGGGTTTGACCCACCTCGAGGCTGTACTTGAATACTGTCGTGTCAATTTCATCGACCCTGCTGAAGTCAAGAGCCTAATCAATAAGTCACTGAAGGAAAAGATGCGAATCGACTTCCAGAATGATGGCTACCTTCCCAAGACTGCAACACTAGATATATGACATGGATGGCTTTAGAGCTTACAAGTACTACATTGCAACTAAGCTACATTTTACCAATGATAAGTTCAATGTATTTGAAAACCCAAATGTGAAAGGATCGAGAGATGCCTTCTTTAACCGAAACGACAGATATGTATTTGAGAAACTTGCACGAAAGTTTACAAGTGACCACGATCTTATACAGTACTATGTGGCAAACTTCGCTTACGGCAATGATGCCGTCGCTTATCACGATAGCGAGTCTGACACAAACCTAACTGTATGGACTAAACGTAAACAGTCTATCACTCGAATCTTTGAGAACGACCTGTCTGCAATTATTCTCCATCTTGAGAAAGAGAAGAAAGGTAAGACTGAGTTGTTCACCTTTGATGATAACAATTTTCCAGAACTATTTAAATTATATCTTGGTCACTATGTTACAATTGAATCCCTTTCGATTCTCAATCACTTCCAACCATATTTACTATCTTGGAGGCGAAATGCAAACTTGATTTGGGACGAAGAATGCCGTAGAATAGAAAAGGTAAAGGGTTTCGTTAAATACGATGAGTCTAAATTGACTCCAGTATATGCGAAGTTTTTAGTAGATTTAAGCGAGTTAACAAATGGGACGCACGTACAGGAAAGATAATTCTTGGGAAGATGATAACCGCAAGCAACGTGGTTACAGCCAGAAAAAAAGTAATAAAAGTTTTAGTACCTCTGGTATGAAAGTACTAAATAACTTTGTCGAAGAAGAAGTCGAATACACAGACTTTAACCAAGACGAAAATCATACTAAACATACATCCAAACATACGAAATAAAGGACATACAAATGGACATTCAAGCACTTCGCAAAATGCGCAATCAAGACTTCAGCAAAATCGCTGGAGAGTTTGATAAAATCGCCAACCCAGATTCAGCTGGTGGCAAATCTTATAAAGACGACCGTGTCTGGAAACTAGAACCAGATAAAGCTGGTAACGCTACTGCCGTTATTCGCTTCCTTCCTCGATCAGAAGGTGATGAACTTCCTTGGGTTCGTGTCTTTAATCATTCCTTCCAAGGTCCAACAGGCAAGTGGTATATCGAAAACTCCCTAACAACTTTAGGTGAGAACGATCCAGTGGGCGAACTGAATTCACGTTTGTGGAACAGTGGCTCAGAAGCCAACAAAGAAATTGCTCGTAAGCAAAAGCGCAAGCTGACTTACATCGCAAACGTATTGATCATCTCCGACCCTAAGCATCCAGAAAACGAAGGACAGGTTCGCTTGTTTAAGTTTGGTAAGAAAATCTTTGATAAGATTATGGATAAAGCCAAGCCAACCTTCGAGGATGAAAAGCCAGTCAACGTATTTGACTTGTGGGAAGGTGCTGACTTCAAATTGCGTATGCGCAAAGTTGACGGTTACTCTAACTATGACCAGTCTATGTTCTCTGAGCCAGCTGAGTTGTTTGGTGGTGATGAAGACAAGTTGCTAGACGTTGTGTCTAAGCAGCACAAGCTGTCTGAGTTTGTTGATCGCAAGAACTTCAAATCTTATGATGACTTGGCTAAGAAGTTAAACGATGTGTTGAGCGAGACTGCTTCAGCACCACGTGCTTCTGCTGCTAAGATGGCTGACGATATGGAAGACTAAGTTGGTAGAGAAGGCAGCACCTGCGCCAGCAGCAAGCGCTGATGAAGATGACGATATGATGGGATATTTCCAGAAGATCGCAAACGAGAAGTAAAATACTCGGTGTAAAAAAAAGGGAGACTTCGGTCTCCCTTTTTCATTTGTAGAAACGACTTACCAAGTGTCGCTGTTCACACCCTGACCGTAGTAAGATCTATTGTCATAGTTTCTTGGCTGAGGTGCAGAAACTGCAGTAGTAGCTTTCTGGTTTGATACCTTGCTGTTGTTAACAACAGTTGTAGTAACTGCTGGCGCTGGAGTAGCCTTACCTGCTTCAACTGCTTTAGAATCAGTAGAAACTTTATTCGCAGCCTTAGGCATATCGCCTTGTATCGCACCTTTATCTGCTGGAGCTAAGTCTACTGCCTTAGCGTAACCAACGTCAACTTTACGTTTATCGAACCAGCTAAGTTTCTGATAAGCATCATCCTCTTTTACAATCTCAGCAACTTCTTGTTTATTACCCTTTAAAGCGTTTGATTTGATATTACTAAATGCACGTTTACTAATCTCACGTTCACCTTCTTGTCCAGCTGCGTCTCCAGATAGAGTTGACTTACCAGTAGCTGGATCGAAGGTTGCTAAATTTTGACTATATGTAGCTTTACCATCAACAACTTTCTCACGAGTGTCCAGAACATTGGTTTTGTCCTTCGCCCATTCATCTCGTCTTCGTTTCTGGGCTGCTGTTTCGTTAGTACGATCAGCTGAAGACTCAGTACCACCGCTAGTAACAACACTTTGTTTAAATTCAGAGGATTCACCTTTTGAACTCTCAGACATCGAAGAACTTGATGAACCGCCTACACGGTTCTCACCTTTATCTGGTCGGAACGGATAGAATGGTCCAACAGAAACTTTCTTATTGATAATAGGAATGGTAAAACCAATTTCAGGTATACCAAAGTCTTCAAGGAAACCAAATACTTGATCTTTAATCTTCTTGAAGAAATTTGCAATCGGTGCAAAGATTTCTTTCAATGGATTCAAGATATATTCTGTGAACAGGTTACCAACCATTTCAAATGCTGCACTAATAGGTTCAGCGATGTATGTATTAAATGCTTCACCTAAGAAGTTAAAGAAGTTGGTTATCGGTTCAATAATCCACTCATCAACGAAACCAGTTAACCATTCTACTACGTTACCAATAACCTTGGCATCGATCAAACCAAAGGTTAAGAATTCTAACATACCACCAAGACCAGCGATAAGTGCATCTCCGATAGATCCACCGTCCATGAATACCTTGAAGCCATCCATCAGACCGTTGACTATCGAACCAACGATTGCTAATGGTAGTAGTACTTTACTGAATAACTTCATCAGCATCTTAGGATTGAATAAGAATTTTAATGCTGCAGTTAGACCAGTCATTAACATGCTACCAACGCTGGATAGCACACCCATTAAACTTGATATTAACCCAGACAAGAACTTCTTTGGACCACCAAGCAAATTCCCAAGCAAACCACCAGATTCTTTTTTCTTGTCGTCATCGCCAGCAGAAACTTTACCACCAATACGAGTGTTCTCTTCAATCTTAATTAAAGTGTCTGTTTGCAAAGCCATGAGCCTTGCATTTTCCATCTCTTCTTCGCTGGTGGAAAATGCATCAGATACACCACTCGATTCTTCTTTATCTTGTTTCTTAAAGAGAGGAATTACGTTATCGCTAGTTTTACCAGAAGGTGCTTTCTGAACTTGCGGTTGACCGCTTGGGGTTCTTGCAACACCTTCACGGAATCTACTGTCTGCCTTGGCTAGATTTGCTTCAAGACCAGCTTGATTACCAGCTTCTGTCGATCTACCAACCTGTGCACCAGTAAAGCCACGATCAGCTAAACCAGCCATGGCTTTGTTATTCTCTTGCACTTTTATAAGTGCATCATTACCCTTGTCAAACTGACTTGCGAAAGTTTTAGAAGCCTTAGCCTCACCTCCACCAATACCTTTGACGTAATTCTTGTCTACGTTTAGACGGTCTTTAACATATTCTTGTCTGGCTTCACGTTTCTCAAGAGCAGCATCAGCGATACCACTAATGAAACCAGTACTACCCTTCTTGACGATACCAGTCTTATCTAAGAAGCCACGTAGTGTGAATAACTTCTTGAAGTCATCGACACGTTCTTTAACTGCACCACCTGCGCCTTTGTATGATTTAACTTTGTCTGCTTTATCTCCAACTGCACCTTGAACACCACCTTGAGATTTAATCTGTTCCTTAATAGTACTAGTTAAATTCTTAAGCGTCATGTTAAGAATCTCAGTGGCGCTAAGATTTTTCTTCTCAACTTCCACTGAGTCTTTTGCAAGTTTATCCGCTACACCTTCATTATGTGCTTGTGCCGTGATTGGCATTCCACCCATCTTGGCTTTGTAGTCGGATAATTTGGTAATTGCTGCCTTTGTCATCGGTTAGCCTGTTCTTTTTGTCTTTGTTTTTCTTCTTCTAGATACTGGATTAACAGCGCTACATAAACGTCTCTCTCAAACGGAATCATATCTTCAATATCACTAAGCGCATATTTGTGATATTGAATCATGGCGAAGTTCATCTTATAGTAATTGGACAAATCCTCATGACAAAGGTTAATTAAAAAAAACTGTCAAGTCCCTTTACTAAGACTGACTGTTCTTTGGAACACATTGGACATTTATAATCTAATCGTTTCTCTAGAGACGGCATTGTCTCAAAGAATCCTTGAATCTTCTTGAACTGATCTTGCGTAAGACTATCAAGAAACGCATTCATCTCATCTTTCGTGTAATCTTTGGCATAGTGAACTTCTTCGCCAGCGTAGATGGTGTCAATTGAGTGGACAACAACTTCAAACACTGCTTCAACATCTTCTGTGCTAAGGTTTTCTAGTCGTTTAACTAAGTCAAGAGAAGGATACTTCATAATTACGCCAACGTCATCAAACAACTTGATGTTTCTATCATGCCCTTCTGGTGTCTCTACAACTAACTTAGTTAAGTCTATACTAATCTTTACTTTAGCTTTCTCATCTTCGCAGGTGTCACAGCGTAAGATAAGATCTACAGTTTCTCCCACAGACTTAGCTCGAATCTGGGAAAAGATGTACTCAATGTCAAACATTGCAAGGTCATCTATTTCAATCTTGTCAAGAACACAACTTGTGATTAGAGACTTTAGTGTATCTAACATAATGGTTGTATCTTCGCTTTGTTGCGCAATCAACAAAGACTTTTGTTCTTTAACTAAGAACGGTCGGTACTTAACAGTCTTCTTGGTAGAAGGAATGGTAAGTGTGTATATTGCGGTTTTCTGAATCGGTAGTGCCATTTTATTTTATCCTTTAGTCATGTCTTTAATTAGTTTATTCAAGTCAGCGGTCGTTCCAACGAATAGATTGTTGTTAACAGTCTTAGAAAGACCAGAGTCCTTCTTCGATGGAGCTTCGATTTTCTGCTTCTGGTTGTGTAAGTCCAACAGTTGTTGGTTTACGTCAGCCATTTGCTTCATCAAGTTACCTACTACTTCAAATGCTCTTGGGTGCTCAGATGATTGAGCTACTTCAAGGGCATGCTCTAGAGCTTTCTGTCCTGTTACCAGAAGTGCTCTTAAGTTCTCTCTTGTGTGGTTAAAGTCATCACCCACAATATCGTTAGATACAGTTGTGATGACTTCTCCAGTTGTTGCATCTATCAATTCACGTGAGGTCTCTTGCATAACTGGTACGTCAAAGACATCGGATAATGTATCATTAATTTTCATTAATCGTTCCTAGTGTTTCTTGTTGGTGGATCGTCTGGTTCCAACTCCAGTACTGGTTGTCTTGGTACTGGTCTGACTGTTGGTGGAGCGATTGGGGCAGGTGCTACTTGGGGTGTTCCATATGTTGTAATGACGCTTTGTGCCACAGGTTGCATACCACCATTGTTTGCTCCTGCCATCTTTTCTTGCGTACGACCGAATGCTGCGATACCTAGTACTGCACCCATGGCGATGTGGAATAAACCAGCACCTTGTAGCGTTAGTGGGTTCCATTGTGTATTAACTGAACCATGGGTAGTTGCCTGTAGCAAACTCCACAATACTGGAAATACCACCATGTCCATCATACACACTACCATGTACATCCAACCCATCATTGGACGCCACTTAGAGTTCATCCAATCTTCTTTTTTCGTTTCGCTTTCGCTTTTAATTTCTTCTGCCATCTTACTCTCCATTTTGTTTTTATTATTATCCGAAAGAGAATCCACCACCTAAAGATCCACCGAGGTATGAACCTACTGGGTCTTTGGCGAAAGAGTTAAAACTGTCTTGAAAAGAATTAAACTGATTAACGTAACTAGACATTCCACTATCTTGAAAATAGTTAGTAACAAGGTTACCAAGAATATTATCCATATCGAGAGCAGCAAACACATCACCATCTGCCAGTACTGGTGGGTTGTCAATATTTGCCAATGCTGATTCAGATGCTGCTGCCTCACCAGCAACTGCTCTCCAATATTTGTACTGCATAGTCACTTGAAGTTTCATAAGTTCTTTGGAACCATAATCTAACTGGATTGGGCTAATTGCTTTTGGGTAGCACTCAAATAATGTAAGAGCATAAGTTCTTTTATCTTCTACGTTGTGTACCCACAATTCAATATTGCTAACATACTCTTCGTAATAGTTACCTGCTCTTGTGTATGGGTCAAAAATACTATTGTGCCAATCATCAAAGTATTCTTTCACTTTAAAATCAGAGTCAACATAGAACGACATATTGATTGGTTCATACGATCTCTCGTAGGGCACTTCTCTAGTTTCGCCAAATATTTTTGAAGGTGATGTTAGTATTGTTGATCCAGGTATTTGTGTGTTCTCGCAGTATAAACCAAGAAGCTTGTTTCCGCTGGTGTAGCTGCTAGAATTGTTTCGGTTCGGCATTACTACGAAGTAACGATTACTTCTAGCAACCCCTTTTTGCATCTCAGCTACAAAGTCTTGGAGTAATGGTGCTTGGCTCATTTGGTAAGTTTCTTCCTGCTATCTGCCCACACTTTGGTGGTAGTGGCTTTCTTGAACTGTTCGACTGGTAGCATCATTGCTGTCATCCAATCTTCAGCTTCTATTTTTCTGAACTGCGATCTAACATGATCAACTAGGTATTCTTTAACGCAAGGCTGAGCCAGCGCCAGTCTTGATGTGTTAGCCAATAGCTGCCAACTTAACTTTAGTCTTGTGACTTCATCTAGGTTCTTATTGTTTGCATAAAGCATAAGTCTATCCAACAACATGATACGAAGTGGGTACGGCAAGTAGTGCATATTCAAACCAAGAAATCCGTTTGGTGTTTTTGCAAAAGGAAACACTAGCGGAAAGGTATCATAGTAAGGTAGAGTTGCCTTGGTCTTTGGATCGTATACAAACATGTATAAAAAACCAGGCATAACTCTTGGTCGAAGAGCAGTTTTATCTGCCCTCAACAGTTGTGCGGGAGTTACCTTCTCGGTTCGGAGAAGAGCAATTTGTCCTTGAAACCAACTTCTCGACTTCGTAACAGCTGTACGGTCGTATTTGTATTTATCAAAGACATCTTTAAATGATTTTCTAGTATTTGCCATAAATATATTTATTACTTCAATCCGAGTTCTTTTTCAGTAATGATGATAAACTTCCAACCTCTGTCAGTTGCCCATGTCTTTGCTGCTGCCCATTTAGCCTGATTTAGCATAAAAGTAGCAGACTCTTTCAGATACCTTTGAGTTTGACGTCCAGGGAATGCTGGTGGCTGGGTTTGCTTTAGTGGTTTTATCTCTACAAGATAGGTAGCCAATAATCCCTGACGGTTTTTCACTTGGATTCTGAAATCTATAAAATAACGATGGATAGTCTTTCTCATTGGACATCGGTACGGAACAATAGTTTCCTCAGAAGACCAAGAGAGAATATTTGGATTGTGATCACACCAAATTGCGAATTTAGTCTCCCAACTCGACCTCATAACTATATTTGTTGGGTCACCTTTATACTTTTCAGGGTGTATTGGAACATATCTTCTTTTATGATACATAAATAACTCTATCGAATAAATAACAACTTTTTCTATTTAGAGATCCAGAAACATGGCAGAACAGACAACTCCAAAAGATCCAGCTACAGGCACTAGAGCTGCAGTTCGCAAGCAAGAGAGCCGTAGTAATGACAAATATAACAAGGATCAACACACCTATCCATCGGATTTGTTGTCTAATCGAACTGCGTATGGCGGAAACTATGTTATTTTCTTCATCAACGTTGCCGAAGGTGGTAAGCTGGATCAATCTGGTGCCAAAACTATTTCAGCAGCAGACGTCCCTCCAAGAGAAGCTGGTGAGTTACATGGAAAAGATTATACTAAGGGAGAAGCTGTCACTGGCGCTGGTATTATGGGTTTGGTTGCTGGTAACGTTGCAGGGACGAGCGGACTAGTAGCAGGTGGTATTTCTGCAGCTGGCGCAGCAGCCATCCCAACAAACGGTACGTTAACACGTGCAACTAAAAGACTTGAGACAGCCATTGCGCTTTACATGCCGAACCAAGTTGGTATTCGTTACGGTATGCAGTGGGAAGAAGAAAGTATGGGTAACTTAATTGCAATGATGGAAGGTGGTGAGGCATTAAAGAATGCTGTCACAGGAGATCTATCTAAAGCATCAAATACAGTTAGAAGTATTGCTGCTAACTTAGCTATCAGCGCTGGAACTCCAGGCGCAGGTGCCATTGCTCGTGGCGGTGGTGTTGCTGCTAACCCAAGAAAAGAACAAGTGTTTAAAGGTGTTGACTATCGTTCCTTTCAATTTAACTATCAGTTCTATCCTAAGAGTAGCACTGAAGCTAATAAGGTTATGGAAATTATTCATGCGTTTAAGTACCACATGCATCCAGAGTTTAAAGACGATAAAGGTTTTTTGTATACTTACCCTTCAGAATTTGATATTATCTACTACAACGGTGGTAGCGAGAACACCAATTTACATAAGCACACGTCTTGCGTTTTAAAAGAGATGAACGTAAACTACACACCACAAGGGCAGTTCAATGCCTTTTCAGATGGTACTCCAATGCAAATTAACGTAGACATGACGTTCTTAGAGTTGGCTCTATTGACAAAAGATTCTATCGACAAGGGCATGTAATGACATACTTTACAAAATTTCCTCAGATCTATTACGACTTCAAAGTTGGTGGAGTAAATGATCCATCTACTTTGATGGTTATTAGAGATATTACGCACAACGTTCGCATTAGAAAAGAAGTTCTATCCAACGTTGTTCTATATGACTACTATCATATTCAAGACGGTGAAACTCCAGAAATCATTTCTGAGAAAGTTTACGGTAGCCCTCTTTATCATTGGGTTATTATGATGAGCAATGAAAGGTTTGATTATATTGATGACTTTCCTTTAAGCGCAGCAGCTTTGGAAGTTCACATCGATAAGTTGTATGGTGCCAACAGAAATGCTGTACGCCATTACGTATATGATGGCTTAATAGTTAACTCTGATTATCCTGGGGCAACCTCTGTAAGTAATGCAGACTATGAATATGCACGCAATGAACGTAAGGCTAGAATTAAACTTATCAAGCCTTCTTTACTACAACAAATTTTAAGAGAATATGATGGAGCTTTTACCCAAGGATTAATTCCTAAGGTTGCATAATTATGGCAGAATCTGAAAATAAAAATAACAAAATTTTACGTGACCCCAACATTCTTAGAAGTGCTGGGGATATAACTGTTGAGAAAATTGTCATCACATCAAGTAAAGGTGTGAAACTTGATGTAGTGAATCAAATGATGCAGATTCAAATTTATGAGGACATGTTTCAGACATTTACTTCTGGTAACATCGTTCTTGATGATTCTCTTGACCTAATTAACTTCTTCCCATTTATTGGTGAAGAATATCTTGAGTTAGACTTAAGAACACCAACCTTTAGTGAGGACGGAAAGAAAATTACTGGCAAGTTTTACATCTACAAAATGACTGATCGATATAAGCATAAAGAAAAGGCAGTATACTATACTCTACACTTTATCAGTATCGAGGCATTGGTAGATATGAACATAAGATTTTCAAGAGCATTTGAGGGGTCACCATCTGACTTGGTTGATAAATTAGTCAGTAGTGATGACGGTATGAGATCCGCCAAGAAAATTGTTATTAAAGAACCTACTACTAACAAGATTAAATTTATTGCATCTAATTGGAACCCATCACGTTGTCTATTGTTTGTCACCAAAGCAGCACAAAATGATATGCGTTCCAATTATTTATTTTTCGAGAACAGAGATGGTTTCGTATTTTCTACACCAAACTATTTGTACAATTTACAACCTGTTGCTCAAAATTTTACATATTCAGCCAAAGACCGTAATATAGAAACTAGTGGTTCTTCAACTAAAGATTTGAACTACGACTATACTCGTATTCATGATTACAAATTACCAGTTGGTTTCAACTTTATTGATAGAGTTGCCAACGGTATGTATGGTTCACGTATGACTACGCATGATTTGGTTACCAAGAAATACTCTAGTACAGTTTACTATGCTCCAACTGATTGGGAAAAACATCCACACCTAAACAAGTATCCTATATGGAGTAAAAATCTAGCAACATCTACTTCTGCAGTTCAGATTGTAGAGCCAAAACATTACGGCATCTATAATGGGTTTGGAGATATTACAAACACCAAGAACAATCTTTCCCGTATATCAATGATGAAACAGTTCGAGGGATTTAAATTGCAGATTAAAGTTAGCGGTAGAACTGATTATACTGTTGGTATGAAAGTGACAGTACAGTTACCTTCTATTGAACCAGCAAATGAGACAGATAGTGCTCAAAGCATTGAGGACAAGATGTTCTCTGGTACATATATTATATGTGCGATTAACCATAACATTAAACCAGATAAACATGAATGTTATATGGAGCTTGTAAAAGACTCTCTTATTTTTGATTTGAACGGAGGCTAATAATAATGTCTAAATTTTTTACTGGAGTAGTTGAGGATCGAATGGATCCACTGAAGATCGGACGCTGTAAAGTTCGAGTTGTTGGTGTGCATACGCATGTAAAGTCAGTTCTCCCAACTTCTGATTTACCATGGGCGATGCCTATGCAACCATTAACATCTGCTGGCGTCAGTGGTGTTGGTCACACACCAATGGGTCCAGTTGAAGGTACATGGGTTATTGTATTTTTCAACGATATGGATTTACAGTTCCCAATTATGATGGGTTCTCTAGGTGGTATCCCTCAGAAAGATGGTACCGTAGAAGAAGATGAAGGAACATTAAAACTAACACGTGATGGTGATGATGGTCCATCCGATAGTTCAGCTAAAGTTGATTCTAATGGCGATATTGTCAGAGACGGTGACACCACCCCACCCCCTAAGAAAGTTGAGCCAGCTAATCAGTACACTACTGTTTCTCAACGCTGTATTGATTTACTACATCAGTATGAAGGTCTTGCTAAAAAGATTGGTAACAACCAAGTTCAAGCATATCCAGATCCAGGCACTGGCGCTGAACCATGGACTATCGGATATGGTACTACGTACTTAGATATCGACAAAGGCATCAAGGTTAAACAAGGTGACATCATCTCTATCGCTAAAGCTGAAGAACTATTTGCGCAGCAGTTAAAGAAGACGTTTCTACCACAAGTAACTAAGCGTATTCGTTCTGTGGTTACACAATCAATGATTGATGCGTGCGTATCTTACACTTACAATGCAGGTGGCGGTGGTTTTGGTTCGTCTCCGATGTTGGCATTTATCAATCAAGGTAAATATAAAGAAGCAGCAACAGCATTTCTCGATAGCCGAGTTACTGCTGGAGGTAGGGTTCTTGCTGGTCTCGTTAAGCGTAGAAAAGCAGAATCAGAATTATTTCTTAAAGACGGAATCCCAGGAGAAGGTAAAAGTGTCACACCACCAGCAGAAGAAGATCCTACACAAACAGCACCTGTTGGATCGCCTAACTCAGACGGGTCTACATCAGATGGTAAAGGTGGAGAAGACCAAGTTGGATTTAAAGATCCAAACAAGAAGTATCCAAAATATATTGCCGAACCAGATACAAATAGATTGGCTCGGCACGAACAGATAGACAAGACTATTGTTATAAAGAAAGAAGCAGCCTTAATTAAAGGTGTGCCTGTTGCTGGAGGTAAAGCATGGACTCAATCAGATAATCCGTTTAATGCCGACTATCCATTTAACCATGTGTATGAATCTGAGTCTGGGCATGTTATGGAGTTTGATGATACTCCAAATGCTGAACGTGTGCACCTTTACCATAAAGCAGGTACATATACTGAGATAGATCATAACGGTACACGTGTTAACCGTATTGTTGGTGATGGTTATGAAATCTATGAGCGTAATGGTTACATCTTTGTTAATGGTAATTACAATTTAACTGCAGCTGGTAACGGTAATGTTCTTTTCCAAAGCGGAATGAATCTATACGTTGGTGGTAATGCGCAAATCTCAGTTGCTGGTGATTGTAAAATAAACTCTACTGGTGCTCTTGATATTAAAGGTAAAACTGTTAACATTGAATCTGAGGGTGCAGTTAACCTCAAAGCTGGCGCAGGATTAAATATAGAATCTAGCGCTGCAATGAATCTTAAAGGTGGCGGTGCTTTAGCAATGTCAGCTGGTGGTTCGATGAACATTAAAGCTGGCGGTACTATGAATATGGATTATAGTCGTGGTAATTTCGGACAAGGTGCGAGTTCAGCAGGAGGTGCATCTAGTGCCAATGCTGGTCCAGCTGCAACTAAAGGCGAAGGTGCTCCAGAGCATGAAGCACTAAAGGTTAACTCTAGAAAAGATAGAGCAGCTGCCGAGTATGAGACTGAAGACGATGGCGATTCGACTGAGTTTACAAAGAATGCTACGGCAAATGGTTCTATTGATCCAACTGATCAAACTCCAGATCAGGCAGCAGAAGATACTGCAAAACCAAAGAATAATGATAAACAACCAGCTGGCGCTAAGTGTGACGAAATCTATGGTATGACATCATACCCTAATAACATGAAGCTATCACCTAACTTTACAGTTGGAGCATTGACTAAGGGCGGTACTCGCCCTATTAGCGACACTAAAGGATTGTCTGCAAAAGAAATTGCATGTAACTTAAAGGGGTTGTGCGAGCAAGTGCTTGAGCCAATTAAGAAGGCATATCCATCAATGACTATTACTAGTGGTTATCGTCGTCCAGGTGATGTTGGTGCGTCAAGCGCTACTTCACAACACTATACTGGAGAAGCTGTTGATATTGTTATCTCAGGATTTAATCGTAAGAAACACTACGAAGCTATTCAGCAGATCCAACAATTGGTTCCATATGATCAGTTGATTCTTGAGTATGATGGTTCCAGTACAGTTTGGATACACTGTTCGTTTAAGTATAGTGGAAACAGAAAACAACACTTTACAATGTATCACCATAAACGTAAAGGTAACATAGGTGAATTCCTTTATTTGGCTGAGGGGCAATCTTGATATACGAAGTTTCTTACTACAACTATCCTCAGTCTAATCCTGAGTATGCAGTACCGCTTATTATTGGTGGCGGTGAAGGTGCTGCTGAAGAACGTTTTCTTTCTGTGTATGAATTGCTTGATGAAAACTGGGAAGTTACTGTTACATTTTTTGAAGAAGAAGGCGGTGCAATGGGCGCACCTCCAACCAAGTCATTAACAAGCCCAACTAAAGTGTTATCTTGGTCTATCGATCCACCATCAACTTCTATACAAGCTATTGTAGATAACACAGCAATACAAGGTAAGATTACGTTTAAGGGTACATGGACTAAAAGATTCGAACAAAGACAGTTTGACTTTAGAATGAATGATGAGACGCTTCTGCTTGATGGAGACGTTACTATAATTGGGGACAACTACTATGGTCCAATCAATTTTATTCCTGACACAAGAGTTTACCTAGAGTCAACTTTTAGTGTAAACGTAGAAAGTACCCCAGTTATTGCAGGAGTGCCGTCTGGAGGTAAGGTTACTACAAAATTCGAGCGTAAACAAACTGTTCTGAATAATTGGGACGCAAACAGAAGAAGACTTCTTCAACTTAGAGATAACCCAAAACGCAAAGAACAAACGGATGCCGATAAGTTTAACACAATAGCAAATTCATAAGGAAACGATATGGCAGCAGTAGCATTGGCAGGTGGAAAATCTTCAGGGCATGGATGCTTTCCTCCAGTATCGCCCATCGGAGGATACTCAACTAAAACTTCTGTAGAAGGACGTCTAGTTCAATTGGTTGGTATAACCAACTATGGTCCAATCCATAACTGCGGTAAATCTGTCCATGCATGCGGTCCAGTGGTTTCTGGTTCCAGAAAAAACTTTGTGGACGGTGCTCCTGTGGCTAGAATTGGTGATCCAATTGCTTGTGGAGATATGGTTGCTAAAGGTGCTTCTAAGACTTTCTTTGCATAAAAGAGAATAAATAAACAATCATGGCGATAAACACAAGAGTCTTTACAGACATAGACCTAAACTTCAGACCCCATCCTCTAACTGGCGATATCGTCAAGAGGGTGAATGATAGCGCAATCAAAGCATCTGTGCGCAATCTGGTTCTAACAAACAACTACGAGCGACCATTTCATAGCGATATTGGTGCCCCATTGAGAAGAATGTTGTTTGAGTTACCTTCTCCTCTTACCAAGTCTATGATTGAGAAAACAATTACAGATTTGATAAACACATATGAACCAAGAGTAGTGCTTACTCAAGTTCAAGTAACTTATTCACATGATACCTATGAAGTCTACGTTAGAATAGAATATAAAATAGTCAACACTTCTACCCAGCAGACGGTAGAAGTAACCCTAGAGAGAACCCGATAATGGCAATAGATAACAATCGAATTAAGGTAAACGAGTTAGACTTTGATAACATTAAGTCTAACTTAAAGAACTACCTAAGAGGGCAGAATCAATTCTCTGATTATGATTTTGATGGCGCAGGTATGAGTATTCTGTTGGATGTTCTGGCATACAATACTCACTACAACGCTTTGTATACAAACTTAGCCATTAACGAAATGTTCTTAGACTCCGCTTCTAAGCGTAGTAGTCTTGCTTCTATTTCTGCACTAATGGGTTATACGCCAAAGTCTATTACGTCATCTGCAGCTATTATTGATTTAACCTTATCAAACGTTCCAGGCAATCCTGCCACAGTAACTTTACCATCGAATCAACCATTTCAAGCCAGCGTGATTGATGCGACGGGAGCAGCAACTGGTGTTGTGTTCTATACAAGAAGTAGTTATACTGCAGCAAGATCTTCTATTAACACATATGTGTTTAAGAATATTGCGATCACAGAAGGTAAACCAATGACATATAGGTATGTCGTTGCAGATAATGTTCGTTACATTATTCCTAATGCTGATGTCGATATGTCCACTCTTGTGGTTCGTGTACAAGAGTCAGCTGAAGTGGGTACATTCACTTCATATAATTTAAATACCTCCGTCGTTGATTCAGTTGCAGCAAGTAGAGTTTATTACACCAAAGAAATTGAAGAGGGGTTGTATGAAGTATATTTTGGCGATGGCATCGTTTCACACAAACCATCTAATGGTAATGTTGTAAACTTTGACTACTTTATCTCTAAAGGTAACAGCGCAAACGGTGCCAGAATATTTAATTACCAAGGGTTTACTGCTGGTGGAACAACTTCAGTGCTAACTGTTCAGCCAGCTGGTAATGGATCAGATCCAGAGACAAATGATAGCATTCGTTTTAATGCACCAAAACAATATGCTGCTCAAAATAGAACTGTTACCGCAGAAGATTATAAAACATTAATCCCTAGATTGTATCCTAATACAGAAACTATTTCTGTATGGGGTGGTGAAGAAAATGATCCACCTATCTACGGTAAAGTCTTTATTTGCATTAAGCCACTAAGTGGAGCAGTTTTATCACAGGCTGCTAAAAATTATGTAACAGATGAATTACTATCGTCCCGCAATGTGGTTTCTATTACACCTACTATTGTAGATCCAAGATATCTAAACATTCTTCTGGATGTTTCTTTCTATTACAATCCATTAAAAACACGTTACTCTGCTGATGGTTTAACATCTTTGGTGCGTCAGGTTATTGCAGACTATAACGATACAGATATTAAAAACTTTGACTCTGTATTCAGATTGTCTAAGTTACAACGATTGATTGACACATCAGAACAAGCTATTACTAATAGCGTGGTTAAAGTTAAATTAAGTTATGACTTAGAACCTAATTATAACTTTGAATCTTCTTATGTTATTAATCTACATAACCCGATCTATAATGAGCCAGGAAGTACAGCAGGTAGTAACGTAAACTCCACTGGGTTTACTGTAGCAGGAAATACAAACACTTTCTTCTTCGATGATGACACACAAGGTAAACTGCGAATGTATTATCTGTCATCATCTGGTACAAAAATATACACTAACAATAATGCAGGAACTATTGACTATGTAAACGGTAAAATTATTGTTGGCAGTATCAATATTGCTGCAGCGGTAAACAACATAATCACTTTCGTTATTGAACCTTCCTCTTATGACGTCATCTCTGTACGAAATCAATTAATAACTATTGCTGAAGATAAGCTGATAGTATACCCAATCGTTGACAAAATTTCCTCTGGTGAATTTGTTAGCGGAAGTAACTACATCTTTACAGCTAACAGGTAATATAAATGGCTAAGGTTAACTTCTTAGAAGCATACTATGAGTGGTTGGAAACTAATTACAGACTTAGAGATTTAGAAAACCTAGCCAGCGCAGATTCAACGTTAGATGAGTATGTAGAGTATTTTGCTAACCAGTTTATGGCATTGATGCCAAAGACCACGTTAGGCGATCGCAGACTTATGCTACAACATGCTAAGGAACTTTACTTAGCCAAAGGTACTCCGAAATCATATGAACTTTTGTTCAGATTAATGTTTAACGAAGTACCTCAACAAATCTACTATCCAAAGGTAGACATGTTGAGAGCTTCTGATGGTAAGTGGGATCAAAGTACAATCATGCGTGGTTATGATGTACTTGGAGATTCCTTTAACATTGTTGGGCAATTGGTGTTTCAGGATTCTACTGGATTCGGAGATGTCGGTGCTCAGGCACGTGTAGAATCAGTCATCAAATATAACGTAGGTACTAGGTTAGTAACAGAGATTACATTAAGCGCACCAAGTATCATCGGTGAGTTCCAAAGTAATCAAATCGTTAGAGGAACTAGTACAGTTGATGGTACTCAGGTTTCGGTATTATTAATTCCTATTGTTAACAATATTACTGTTACAAATAAAGGTAAGTATTACGATACTGGGTTTCCTATTAACGTTGACGAAGGAAGTGGTGTTGACTTTGCTGGCGAGATTAGTACAGTCTCTACTGGTAGCGTAGATCATATACATGTGGTAGATGGTGGAGATGGCCACTATGTTGGACAGCCTATTCTATTTAATAATAACAATGCTGGTTTCGGTGGAACTTCTTCTGTTGATAGCGCTATCGCTGAAGTCTCAGAGGTTGACTATGGGTCTATACTCTTAGAGTCTGCAGTTCGTTTTACTCCATTAGCCTTTGTTACTACTGGGCAAGAGTTAGCGTTTAAAGGTAGACAATATCGTGTAACAGCTAATGGCACTCTTGGTAGTACTGGTCCAGTTCATACGTATGGAACATATGGAAACGGAACTGCATTTCTTAAGTATGTTGGTAAACCATCTTCCAATTTAACAAATGAAAATGGTACTAAAACATCATTAGAACAATTCCGTATTTACAGAACTGATGCTAATGATAATTATAATTTTTCGACACCACCTGTAACCAATAATCTTTACGGATCAATCAAAGCAGTTCGAATGATAAACAAGGGTAAGCACTACAACAGCTTACCACAAGTTTTTGTCATGACGGACTTTATCACATCGATCTTTTCACAAGCCAACAGTAATATCGTTACAGTTACAACTGAATTCACACATGAGTTGATAGAAGGTCAACAGATTATTATCAACGGATCTGTAAATAGAATCGTTGACGGAACATTCAACGTCAACTCCATCGTAAATAGTTATACGTTTACATATCGTTCTTCTCAGGTGTTTGGTATTGTTGGAACTCTTGCTGCACCGAATAAGAAACAAACTTTATATGCAGATAAATCTATAAACGTAGGTGCCCAGCGTAAACAGGGTACAGTAAAACTTATTGCAACAAGTAATGAAATTGGTGCAGTATCCAAAGCTATCATTAACAACTTCGGCTACTATTATGATACTGCGAAACTTTCTGCAACTGCACCTTTACTTGTAGATAACATAAATGGTTCTTTTGTTGTCGGGGAAACTGTTTCTCTAGCACCTCAATCTTTAGCCACCGAACTGTATGGCAATGAACTTTTATTGGAGAATGGTGATAAATTTCTTATCGAATCCCAGTCAAGTGCATCTGGCACCTTCTCTTCTTATACAGCTGCTACGAATCTAGTAAAACTTTTCCCCGCAAGCGCAAGACAAGCTATCTTAATGGAAGATGGTAGCGGTAATTTATTGACTGAAGAATTCTCTAGTTTCACTGTTGGTAGCGCATGGACACCACTAACAGAAAAGAAAATCGGCGATATAGTTAATTACAACGGTGTTGTTTATGAAGTTATAACACTAGGAACTACAGGTAACGTTGCACCTACGCATATTCGTGGAATTGAAACCAATGGTGGATTGAAGCTAATGGTTGTTAGTGGTGCGCTTAGTTCTGCACGCAATACATTAGTCGGAGAACGTTCTGGTGTATTCACTAAGAATAGCGTTCTAATTGGTAACACTAGCAATGCAACTGCAAGAATTGTAGACAGTGGCGTGGCTGGTGTAGTTGCCAGAATTGGTGCTGTCGGTGTTAACACAGGTAACTTTACAAACTCAGACGGTAAGATATCAGATGGGTCTAAGAAACTGCAGGATAGTTTCTATTACCAAGATTACTCATACGTTATTCGTATCGGTCAGTCTGTTAAGAATTATCGTGATGCGGTTAAGAAATTATTACACCCAGTTGGTGTTGCATTATTCGGTGAAGTTAGTTTGACGAATCAGGTTCAGGCATTGATGCGTCTGATGAATCAAGAAAAGGCTATTCTTTCTAATATTATTAATTTGAACTTAAATGTTCAGACATTAGCCATTGGTAATTGGCAATATCCATCTAATAGATTATTGATCGAGAACTCTGATAAACTAGCTACGATAGAACTAGAAGGTGGTATTAGAGTTGCCATAACTCTTGAAGATAACAATAATCTGTTATTTGAAGATGGGTCAATTTTTGTAACAGAGCAAAGCGGAGAAGAAGGTAGAAGTCTATTAACTGAAACTGGATATAAGTTTGTTGCTGAAGATCAACAATCAATATTTTTCCCTGAACACATACTAAGCGAAACCTACGGATTTTTCCGTATGGAAAATGATGACACTCATGCTAAGAGTAGAAATCCAGATGTAAGAAAAGAGCAGTGGATCATTAGTCTAGAAGATTTTGTTCCTTCGTTTGTTGATGCCGATGTTCTTAAACTTGAAGATGCATTAGAAGATGGTGATGGTATTCCAATCGGAGAAGATAATAACTTGCTATTGGAAGATGGTGGTCGCTTCTTGAAGCAACAGCAACTATCCAAGCCTGCACCAAGTATGCGTATATTGCAGTCTGAAATGCTGCCTCCAGTTATTATACCAGAATTGCCATTAAACACAATTCACTTACTGGAGATGTCACCATCATTATTTAAAGAGATTGTGTTTGGTTTACATTCTAAAGTGAATATGGGGTATTCTGATGGCGATCTTCTTCTTGAAGACGACAGCGGAAAACTTCTATATGAAGATGGTAGCAGTATCAGTGACAGACAGTCTTATCCAAATATTCCTAACGACAAATCAGTTGCCAACATAGTTGTTGAGGTGGTTCCAGGTAACGTTGAATTAGACAATCTACTGCTTGAGAATGGTGAGTTCTTTTTAGTGGAAGACAGATACAAGGCTGGTGTAAATATTAACACTACTATCAATTCTGCTTTGGCTGGTACTAGAACAATTACTGGAAGTGCACCTAGAGCGCAGTGGACCAATGAGTTAACTACTGGTATGGTTATTAAAGAAGGTATTCAGTTTACGTTCACGCAGTTGTATGGCTTTGGAACTGGCGTAGTTACTGCTGTAGACTTTAATTTAGACCCAGTAACCTTTACTATCGAGTTAGATTCTCCACTACCGCAAACTCGTGCTACTACAGACTTTGTTAGTTTAGAATTCCGTCTGCCGAATTACAAGATACAAACCGATCATCAGTCTCAGTTCTTGTATAGATCAAACTTCTCATCATCGATAATGCCAATGGTCAGCGTAAATCCTATCACTGGAGAACAAACCACAGAAAAGATGGAAGTTCGTGTCCAGTCAAGAGCTGGATTTAAACCGAATGGAACAAGTATGTCGTTCCTAGAGCAAAGAAAATTCGGCTTTGCTCCATATGTTTATGGCACTAAGGGATCTATATCTTTAGTTCCAGGTAATACCTATATTGGCGTATCTTGGGAATCTTCTACTGAAGTTTTGACAAAGCAGGTTCTAAACAATGCAGGTAAGGCATATGAGGTTGTCGTTGCTGGCACCACGGGTGTAGTTGCCCCGACCCATACCACAGGTTCTTTGGTAAATGGTACTGCAGAATTACAATACATTGGACCAGCGAAACTAAATAAACAATACCCATCTGGCTTTACAGGCGCATGGGATGACCAGTACCCTAATCCTAACAGGGCGTACTGGAACAACGAAGGCTTGTTACTAGAAAGTGGCGATTCGTTGTTGAATGAGAGCAATGATGCTCATCTGTTAGAATTTATGGAATCTTCTGGCGACACGCAAATCAAAGATTTTGCCCATGTTACCATTTATGACATCATAAATAGAAAGAATAAGAAAACTAATTTCGCAGTGGGTTCATACATAGAAATCCTGAAATCTGCTGCATAAACCAAGAAAAGAAATAGGAGACACAAGTGGCTGCAATTATTACAAATAAATTCCGCATTCATAATGCGCAGTCGTTCAAAGAAGGGTTCTCAGAAGGCGCAGATACTAAGATTTATCTGGGCATCGGAAGACCACAATCATGGGCGAATGAAAACTCACCAGATACACCTTACGACACAGTAGGCGATGAGTATTACAACTGGGACGATATGCTTGCTTTAAAACGCATTCAGTCTACAGATGTTTCACTAGCTGTTGTTCGTCGTAACTGGGTTTCTGGTAAATTCTATGACATCTATCGTCATGACTATAATGGTATCACAACTGGCGTAAACTTGGACTCTGGCGCAGCGACTGCACCTGCATCTTTGTTTGATGCTAACTTCTACGTTATTACTGACGAATACAACATTTACAAATGTATTCGTAACATTAACCCAGCCACTGGTTTGGTAATTCCTTCTACGGCAAAACCAACTGGTACATCTACTGCTGTTATTACAACTTCTGACGGTTACGTTTGGAAGTATATGTACACTGTTGCTCCAGCTGACGTTTTGAAGTTCGTGTCTACAGACTTTGTTCCAATTAAAACATTGGGTACCAGTCCAGGATCTACCGATGCATATTACAATCAGTTCTTGATTGAGCAAGCTGCTGTTGATGGTTCTATTGAAAATATTGTCGTCACTAACTTTGGTAATAATTACACAGCTGAGCAAGGTCCTGTCAACGTTACTATTAGTGGTGACGGCACTGGTGCCACAGCAACTGTAACTAGAGACTCCAATAACCGTATCGTTCGTGTCAACATTGGCGAAAAGGGCACTGGTTACACATGGGCACGCATCACAATTGGACCACCAGCTACTGGTAGCAATAATGCTACCGCAGAGGCTATTATCTCTCCAAAAGGTGGGCATGGTAAAGACGCTGTTGAAGAACTAGGTGGATTCTACGTTATGATGAACGTTCGTTTAGAATATGATGATGGCGCTGGCGACTTCCCTATCGATAACGACTACCGTCGTATCTGTTTGATTCGTGATCCATTTAACTTTGGTACTACCGTTGTATCTTCTTCACAAACTTTGCTTTCAAATAGAACTGCTAGTTACACTGCAACAAGTGGAACGTTTTCTATTGATGAAGAAATTTCTGGTGGAACTACTGGTGCTAAAGGTCGTATCGTTTCATTGAACACTGGTTCTACACCGAAAACCCTACGTTATATCCAAACTAAGAGTGACGCAAATTCTACAACTACTGGTCGTTTGTTCCAAGTTGCCGAAACTATAACTGGTTCTGTTAGCGGAGCAACAGGTACTATTACTGCTATCGCTGATCCAGATGTGGTTGCTGACAGTGGTGATATTATCTACGTTGAAAACCGTCGTCCTATTAACCGTGCTGGTGACCAGATCGAAGACATCAAGATCATTGTTGAAATGTAAAATAAATATTGTCAGTAGATCAATAACTAAGAGAAAACAGAATGGCTATCAATTTTAACGTTGCACCGTATTATGATGATTTTAATGAAGATAACGATTATCTTCGTATCTTGTTCAGACCTGGATACGCTGTACAAGCACGTGAACTGACACAACTACAAACTATTCTACAAAAACAAGTGAGTCGTTTCGGCGACCACATATTTAAGAATGGTTCGTTGGTTGTCCCAGGTTCTGTTAACGTAGATAACCGTGTTCACTTTGCTAAGTTGGATAATGTTTATTTGACACAGACTGTAAGAAACTACCTACCACAATTTGTTAATAAAATTGTTACTGGTGTTGAGTCTGGCGTCAAAGCTCTTGTTATTGATACCTCTGAGTGTGAATGCGTTGTTGATAATATTGATATCCCAACGCTTTACTTTAAAGTTGAAACTCCAGGTGGTGACGAAGGTACTGTAAAGCGTTTTATCCCAGGTGAAACTATCGTTGCTTATGCAGCTGATAATACTGTTGCCAACAACTATCGTCTTGTGACTGATCAAACTTCAGATCTTTTCGTTAATGTTAAGTCTTTTGGTGACAACGGTGTTTCTGCTACAACTTACGCAAATAACTCAGTATCTGATGTACTTGGTTACGCTTTTGCCGTTGAGGTTGAAGCTGGTGTTTATTACATCGATGGTTATTTCGTTAAGAACCAAGAGATGCACTTATACGTTGGACGCTTCACTACAACTCCATCGTTCCGTGTTGGTTTCCAAGTTACAGAATCTATTATAACTCCAGAAGAAGAACCAACGCTAGCAGATAACTCACAGGGTTCAACTAACTACGCTGCTCCAGGTGCACACCGTTACAAGATCTCTGTATCTTTAGTTAAGTTACCACTAGATTCTACCGATGACATTCGTTTCATCGAATTGTTGCGTGTTGTTCAGGGTCGTGTTCAGAACAAGATTGAAAAAGCATCTTATGCTGAACTAGAAAAAACTTTGGCTCGTCGTACATACGACCAGTCTGGTGATTATGAAGTAAACAAGTTCAAGCTAAATGCTCGTGAACATTTGAATACCAATGGTGATGGTGTTTACCCACCTACTCCAACTGATTCTGTAATTGTTGCTGATCAAATTTATGGCGACGAGGATAAATTTGTTGTTGCTGTAGATCCAGGTAAAGCATATATCCAAGGTTTTGAAGTTGAAGTAACAGCTACACAATTTATCCCATTCAACAAAGCCAGAGAAAACACTATCACTGGTGATGAGGGTGGTCACATTATTCGTGAAGAAGACTATCCAGTTGCAACACCAATCGGTAACTTTGTAACTGTAAACAATGTACACGGTTACCCAGACATTTCTACTTTCCAAACTGTATACCTCTACGACGTTCCACGTAAAACATTTAATGGTACTGCGTCAAGTACTACTTACGTTGACGGTACTCCACCAGCAATTGGTGACAAGGTCGGTACTGCTCGTGTTAAAGCATTCCAACTTAGCTCTGGCTCTTATGCCTCAGATGCTACACAATTCAAATTAGGTTTGTTTGATATTCAGATGGATATCGAACCAACTAGCGGTAATAGATATGACTTTTCCAAATATGTTAAGTCCATTGCTGGCGCAACTACAGGAACTGATGTATTTACCTGCGACATCGTGGGCGAACGATATCAACTACTTGGTGCTGGTACTGTAACAAGTGGTAGCCCTAACGTTGCTGGTATTGGTACACTATTCACTGAACAAGTTAAAGAAGGTGATGTGCTTTATGTGGACGGCACTCAAGTGGGTGTAGTGCATCCAACTCTGGCAACTGGCGTTCCATCAAATATTGCGTTGGTGATGGCTGCTAACTATGTTGGTACAACTAGAACTGGTGTTCTATCAATATTCCGTGCACCTATTCAAGACGCACGTTATGATTCTCTAGTGTTCCCGTCTGCATTTAAAACATTAAAGACATTGCGTGGGCAAGATGCTGATGGTAATGATCAAACTGTAACTATTTCTGCTTCTCTATCTAATAACACCCAATATACTCTTATTACAAGTATTTTACAACGTGGTGTTCCAGCTGGAGAAAAGACTAAGTCGCTGCAATTAAATGAAGCAGCAACATTCACAGGAAGAAAGGTTGTCAATGAAGCAATCGTGACATTACCTCATGCTGACGTTCTACGTATCGTTGACATTCGTGTGAATCCAGGTAACTATGACGCTTACATCGCTGCTAATTCCGTAAGTATTTTAGACAAATATGTCTTTGATGATGGACAACGTGTAAGCCATTATCAAGCTGCTTCTATTTCATTGTTACCTAACGTATCTCCACCTTCTGGTGCTATTCAAATTACATATGACTACTTTGAGCATACTGGCTCAGGTAACTACTTCTCTGTAGATTCATATGCTGGTGCAATAGCCAACGCTAATAATAACTTTACTTACGGTAGCATTCCTTCATTCCCAGTTCGTGGTACTGACGGCAAGACAACTACAATTTATTTACATGACGTTTTAGACTATCGCCCAGTTATTAGCGGAACGAATACTTTCACTCCAGAGCTACCAAAGATCGGTGAAGATTTTAACACCAGTATCGCTTACTATTTGCCACGTATTGACAAATTGGTTATCGACTCTACTGGTCGTTTCGTTGTTATCCAAGGTATTCCTGCAGCGCAACCTAAAGACCCACAAGACCCTAAAGAGGGTATGGTTCTTGCAACTATCGCCATCCCAGCGTTCACAAAATCATTTAGAGAGATTCGTATCTTTGGAAGAGACAATCGCCGTTACACCATGCGTGATATCGGTGGTTTGGAAAAGCGTATTTCTAATCTTGAGTACTACGTTTCTCTAACATTGTTAGAGCAAGAAACTAGCACTCTAGCAATTAAGGATGGCGTCACAGGTCTTGACCGTTTCAAGAATGGTTTTATCGTTGATCAATTTACTGGACATGGTGTAGGTGATGTTAAAAACATTGACTACCGTATTGCTGTCGACTCAGCTAAGGGTGAGTTGCGCCCGATGCACTTTACCGATAACTTAGATATTGTTGAAGACGTTACATCATCTGACGAACGTTTTTCTAAGAGTTATCAAAAGACTGGCGACATTATTACTGTCCCATACACAACTTCGCTAACTGTATTCAACCCATATGGCACACGTACTATTGACGTTAACCCATATAAGGTTGCAGCGTTTAAAGGTGAAATTACTTTAGTCCCAGAAGGTGATAACTGGAAAGATACTGATCGTCGTCCAGACTTAGTTGTAACAGACGATAACAACTTCGATGCTATTAAGTTTATGGCAGACACATTGGGTGTTACTGGTACTCAATGGGGCGCATGGCAAACTCAATGGACAGGTTCTTCAACTAGCACTTCAAACTCGGAAAGTACATCTGGTTGGGTAACAACTGGATACCAAACAACAACGACAGTTGATACTGGCGTAACTTCTCGTACTGGTATACAGACTTCTCTACAGAGTAGCGTTAACCGAATCGACTATGGTGATAGAGTTGTAGACATCTCGTTTGCCGAGTTCATGAGAGCACGTCCAGTAACTTTCTTGGCACAAAACTTAAAGCCAATGACTAAGTTTTATGCATTCTTTGATGACGAGGCAGTAACTTCTGTTTGTCAACAGGCAGATGTATTTAAGTTGACACGTGCTTCTGGTGCAACTTTTATGAAATTCGATTTAGAATCTGTTAGAAATCTTGTTGTTGCAACAGACTCTGCAAGAACATATCGATCTCAGGCTGAGCCAGCGTTTCAGATTGGTGACGTTATCACAAACAGTGTACATACTCCTGCAACAATTCAAACATTAACTCATATTGATGCCGCAGTAAACCCACTAGGTTTACCATCTTTCTCGCTAACATTGAATAGTGTAACTGGTCTTGGTGTTGGGCATCATGTTCAGATTTATAACATGGGTGCGGGTGCTTTAAGTAACATCGTCACTTACGATCCAAGAACCAGACAACAGTTTACAGTTATTAATCGTTCACTATTGACATCAAAGCAATTGAATAACAGAGTATTTAAGATCTCTGCAATTAGTGGAACTACAGTAACTTTGGTTAGTTTAGATGGTAAAACAATTGCTCCGTTCGATGCATACAATAAGCTAGCATACAGAGGTACTGATGGTGGTAAGTTATTCCGACTACGTGCATCTGGTGTTGTTATTGCCGATGGCTTAGTTGATAGTTTTGACACTAATGGTGTTGATCCTTTAGTGCAAGACATGCATGTCGTTAACATTAAGAATGGTTTCTCTATCGGTGAATCGGTTACTGGAAATGTTTCCTTTACTGGTTCTACTAGAAATCGTGCGACGATCACAGGTATTAATGGTAATACAACGACTGGAACTCTTCCAGTTATGACAACTCTTGGTGCTGGAATTAGATCTGATGAGGCTGGTAATGCGTTTGGTGTATTCTATCTACCAAACACTGATACCATGAAGTTTAGAACTGGTGAGAAAGATTTTAAGTTGACAGATAACCTTAGTAACTCTGATGCAGACTTTGACTCTCAGGGAACTATTACATATTTCTCCACTGGCGTAACTCTTTCTAAAGAACGTACTATTGTTAATAGTCGTACAGCTAACTTTGTTCGTGACCGTGTGTACGAAGCAATTCCTGCTCGTCGTGTTTCTACTTCTACACGTGTTCTTTATCAGATCGATAGAACACCAAGACCACCACGTCGTGGACATGACCCAATTGCTCAAACCTTCACTATTAGTGCATTGGGTGGTGCGTTTGTAACTCATGTTGACTTGTACTTCTCTGAGGCTGGTAGTCGTCCAGTTACTGTTGAAATTAGAAACACAAACTTGGATGTCCCTTCAACGAAGATTGTTCCATTCTCCGTTATAACAAAGTTGCCTAGTCAGATTTTGACATCTGTTGATGGATCTGTTGCAACACGTTTTACTTTTCAAGCTCCAATCTATTTACAAGATAATGAGTCATATGCGTTGGTCGTTAAGACTGACGAACCAGGATGCCAAATCTTTGTTTCTGAAATCGGTAAAGATGACGTAGTTACTGGAAACTCGGTTACTGCGCAACCACTAACTGGCTCTCTATACCTATCACAGAACAGTAAAGAATTTGAAATTAACCCATTGTTGGACTTAAAGTTCCGCTTGTATAAAGCAGACTTTGTGACTGACACTGTGGCACAGGTTCAATTTAAGACTCAACCTCCAAAGTCGGTGACGCTGTTAGACAATCCATTCGAGATTAGTCCAGGTAATGATATAATTCGTGTACACCACAGACGTCATGGATTTACTGCTGGCGATATCGTCCTAATCGAGAATGTGCAAATGTTCACAAACGTAGATACGCAAGAGTTAAAGTACTACGGCACTGGTAGCAGCTCATATGGTATCCCAGCCGATTTGTTGAATGGTGATCATGAAGTTCTTGCAGATGGTATTGACTTAGATTCTTTCTGTATTAGAATACAAACTCAAGATGAGTACATCGATGAAAATGGATTATCTAGTCCAAACATATTAATTACTGGGGCTGATGGTCTACCAGCTGCTTCTGTGGCTGCTGGTCTTGCACTACTAATTAAAGGTAACTACGGTGGAAGTGGTGTCCGTGCTTCTCGTCAATTATTTGTTGATGCTTTATATTTAAAGGCAGATGCTATTTGTCCAACTGACACAAAAGTTGATTGGAGTATTCAGGCAATGTCTCAAGATGGTTCTTTAACTGGTTATCAACCATTGTCTCAGAACACAGACTTCTCATTCGGTGCTAGAAAGATTATCAGATCCTACGAGAACGAAGAAATTCTTTCAAACAGCGGTGATGTAGTTGTTAAGAAACCATCGGTTACAGCTATTGCTAAGATGATAACATCTAACCCTAACGTAAGTCCAGTGATTGATTTGCAGAAGTTATCTATGTTTGCTATTCAAAACTTGGTTAACAATGCCACTGAACCCACAACAAATATTGTTGGTATTGATGATAGAACTGTTTTACAGGCAGGTAACGTACTTGCAACAGATATTGATGCTG